AGCGGCCCGGTCGCGACGCTGGTGGAAGCCCCGCCGCCAGCCGGTTCCTTCTCGGTGCTAATTTGGTTGATCTCGTCAAAAGCTGCCAGCGAACCCGCCGCGTCCTCCGCCGCTTCACCCACTGCGGTTGTGGCGCTGGCTTGGTCGTAAAGATTTTTTGCATTAACTTTTGCCTGTTTTGCAGTCGTGCCGAAAATGGAAGCGAAAAACTGTGCGACGGTTGCCGCCGCGCGGGATAGCACGTTTATTAACGTCGTCAGCGCCGGTATGACAATCTCATAGATAGGTTGAAATGCTGTAAGAAGTACGCCCTGCAACTGCCGGAGGGCTGTCATAAACTGGGTATTTACGCTTAGATATTCTCCTACCTGCTGCCGCAGTAGGGATAACCCTTTATAGATTACGGAAAAAACTAATGCGCTTTTTATCGTACTTCCCAGCCGCTTGAATTTGTCGGTGAGAATATCTGAAATCCTTGAGAAAACGTTTAGCTTTTTACCAAGATCGACGACCTTTCCAGCAATATTGGAAATTGTCTTTACAGCGGATGCGCCAAATTTCCCGATTGCTTTCAGCATAGCGACAAAGTTACGGGAAACAAAGGTCGTAAAACTGTATATTGCTTTTACGCCAGTTTTGAGCGCGGTTGCAAAACTTGTAGCAAATTTGACAGCGGCGTCGTACAGCTTTTTAAACAACTCTATGACCAATGTAATTATCAATATAACCGGTGCGACAGCGGTCAAAATAGAAGAAAGGGCTGCACTGAATTTACTAAGAGCCGCGCCTGCCGCCTGAAGTGCCGGGGCCAGTTTGCCGCCTGTGGTTGCCGCCGCTTCTTTCATAACTGACGAAACATCCGACATTTTCCCTATTACTTCCCCGAGGCTGCGGACTACAGAATTTGATTTTTCCGCATAGGCTAATATGTTGTTGCCAGCTTCTACTTTATTTACCGCAGCGATTTTTTGTTCCAAGCCGCCCGCTTCTTCCTGCATAGCAGAAAGAGACTCCTTCGCGTCGGCTATTTTTTGTTCGTAGCGGTCGGCGCTGTTCTCTAGCTTCTTCCACTCGGATTCAAGACGGCGCACATATTCTTGCTGTTCTCTAATACGCTCCTGAATGTCTGGAAGATTTGCCTTTGCCTCATCGCGCATAGAGGCAGAAACTGTTTTATTTTTTGAAATTTGCTTGATTTCGCGCAAATCTGATTTGAGCAATTCCAACTTTCTATGTTCGCTCTCAATATCAGCGCCCAAAATAGTCGATTTACTTCTAGCGGCATCCCGCTTTTTTTGAGAAGCAGCAATATCTTTTTCGGTTTTCTCGATTTTAGCCTTTAGCTTGGCAAGGTCTTTATCGGCTTTTCCGGCGTCGATATTCGCCTCGATAATGATAGAACCGTCTGCCGCCATACTGTATCACCACACTTTATGTTGAGGATTGGCCTGTCCATTTCCGGATTTCGTATTCCTCCGCGTCTGTGTAACTGCGCCTGAAATCAATGATCTGCCGGTTGGCCCGATAAAACTCCTGCTCCGCCTTATCAAGCTTTTTCCCCTTCGCCTTTTTGCTTCGTATTCCGACGATTTGAGCAAAAAGGCAGTCTCCGATTTCCATATAAGAGGAAAGAAACGACCACCAATGCAAATACGGAATCGCCCGGATATCCTGCCCAATCACACGGTTGATTGGAGCGACAATGCGCGGAAAATCCATTTCCCAATTCACAAGGTGCGGGCTTTTGCGGTTCGGTGTTTCTTCTTCACCACCGTTAATAAACCAGAAACATTTTTCCTGAGCGGTCTGGTACATAGCAGGCGGAATATCAGAAAATCCGGGATAAAATATGCTAAGAACCACAAAAGCCCTCTCCTGATCGTTCAACTCCACGTCGGCCAGGGCCTCCATGATGTTGAGGATATCCCTGTAATCTGACCGGATTTCATAGCTTTCTCCGTCAAGTTCAACGGCGGTTGGAAGGTCGTAGTTCATTTGTGGTACTTCTTCATGTACTTTTCAATGCGCGGATTGGTAGCTTTTTGCTCACGGGCAAAGCCGCTGTCAATCTCATCCATCAATGTCAACAGCAGATTAGCCCAGACAGGAAGCCCGCCAGCCATCGCATAAACGTTCATATGCCCAAAGACAGCGGCGCACACATCCCAACCAAACAGATCATTGATAATGTCCCGCATTTCGCCGTCCATTTTCCGAGCGGTTTGGAATATCTCCCGCTTATCCGCTAGACGTTCCACCTCAGCCCTGTAAGTCTCTTGCCGCTGGTCCAGCGTGTCAAAAGAATTGAATAGCTTCTCCACAAACGCGCTGTCCGTCGGGTTAAAAGATACTTCACATTTACCGTTGATATTGTAGGTGACAATACCGGTATCGAAATTCAATTCTTTCATTTATGTACCCTCCTTATGCTGCTGCCGAAAAAGCAATGGCGCCATTTTCGCCAACTGACGCTGTACCGATTGTTCGGGTTCCGCCGTAGGTGACATCAATTGGCATACCGATGTTTCCGCCACCCTCACCGCCAAGTCCGGAGGGTTTTACCATGCAGCTCTCGTACCGTTCCGCAAACGCGGCGCTGTCGGATGATCCGGCATATTTGTGGACGATCAACATATCCTGATTGGCAAGGGCTTGCGCGTCCTGCTGCACCACCGCTAAATCCCAGATATGCTGCAAAGCGGCTTCTCCTGCGTCAAGCGGAAGTGGATCAAAAGTCTGTGTCACTGTAGGCTTTTTCATGGTGGTGAAGGTGTTTCCAAGAATGTCTTGGCTTGTTTCCTCGCCCCAGTCAAACTCTTCGGAGCTGTCCTCTACACGCTTCCCGATGGGGGACCATACAGGGGATGATGTAGTGCCGGTATTGATGTAAGCAATCAGAAGTTCACGCGCGACTGTTTGCCCGGCAGGTGTGTTAAAGTTGTAGCTTGGCATAGTTTCAAGTCCTTTCGTAAGTCATTTTCATGAGGATTTGATAATCCTCGTCTCCGTCATTATAGGCGGCTTGCTGTACCGCCCGTGTCGTAGGTTCAATTTTGATAAGCCGTAGGCCATCCCCAATAAATGGGGTCTGTGTTTCGGCCCATCCCGCGAAATCGTTTAGAAGCTCCAGCGCCTGTACCCGCTTGTCCCTGCTGCCTCCCGGCTTTATGCGGTAGGTCAGGCTGAACGGGTACTCGCCCTCATAGCCTCCGGTAATATACTTTTTGGAAATCATAGCGCCTTGAATTACCTGCATGGACATTGCGGGAGCGGATGCGGACATAAAGCTTTCGATCAATTCCACTCCGTATGGTATTTTAGGGTATGTGTTGGCCCAAGCAAGCATATTTCGGTCTATGGTATCCTGTTCTGGAGATTCCGCCAATGTTACAGGTTTTTGCTCACTTTTTGATAGCATCCTTTACATCCCTTTCTGATACCCGCAGCCACTTATCAAGGTTTTGTGCTTTGGACGCCTCAAACCAGTGGGCTTGCGCTTGTTGGTGGCTTGCCTTATTGAATTTCAAATCTTTATCGGTGGGTATCAACTTAGCTCCCTTTTTGAAGCGGATTTGTTCATTTCCATGTTTATCCATATAATGCATGGGGCCTTTCCCGGTTTTCTTATCTACCATAACTTTTCCGTAATATAAGTACCGTGCGTACGGTCCCGGATAAACGATGGTATTTCCTATTACGCGTGTTCGTTGGTCTAAAGAGCCAGTGAGCATCGGAACAAAAGGGGATGTATCTTTTTCCACTTGTACAGCAAGCGCGTGCTCCGTTTCGGTGCAGGCGTGGGAAAGAATTTTGTCTAATTCTTTGTACCCCTCTGTGTGTACAGAAAATTTCAAATATCCCATATCACGCTCCGCCAACTTCCCAATGCTGTAACCCGCCGAAATCCATCAAATCGACTTTCGTTATGTTGTAAACGTCGTCGTATTTTAAGGCAATTCCCTCAAAAGGCAAATCCGGCTCTACAACGTCCCCTTTTACAAAAAACGTGTCGTCTCCACGTCCATCAAGTGTCAAAGACCACAGCTTTTCTTTTTCGTCTGAACGGGTAAATTCCATTGGCCCTGCATAAGTTTTTGGCTTTCTTGTAATGCCGTCTATGGCTTCAACGTCACGCGGGATATATAGATTGACAGAATCCGCGTCTTTAAGACCACTTTCTTGCACATTTACCATCTTTGACGCCTGTAATAGGACGCCGCGAAGAACGGTAATGTAATTTTTGAAACTGTCTTTTTGAGTAGTTTTGTCAAAATCGTGCTGCACATTATAAATCGTGACTGTATGGGGGAACATGGGCCTATTCATGGACGGCACCTCTTTGCATAGTATCCCTTTGTGCCAAGAAGCCCTGTCCAACCAAGGTATATAAGCAGCGCTTCTTTTTTCCTTGCTGAGATTAGATCAATTTCTATTCCTGAAACTGATCTGGTACCATAGCTTTTAGACCAGCTTCCAACCGTCTCGCTTGTCAAAGGTGCCTCCTTGCTAAAAGCGGTGGAATTCATGTTCTTTTCATCCTGCATAATTTCAGCTATGGCGCACACAGCGTTTTTTACGGCGTCTAAAATTGCTCCGGTCGCTTTCTTTGCTCTCCGCATTGTTGCAGCGTCGATATACTGTGACGCCATGCCAGAAAAGAAAGGGAAGTCGCTTTGTGAGATTGATTCCCCGATATACTCATTTCTGTAGTATTCATAGCTTGCATAAGAATTCATCTTTTACCACCTCCTTTTGTTTCGTTTCAGTCAAGCAGGCTCATTCTTGTTGCTCCTGTTTCTCGCGCATATAGTCCGCATAAGCGCTCCAGTTCTCCGCCGTCCTGTACGCCTCTAAACTGCCAGCGGGCACATAGAAGATGCAGTCGGACGGGATACCATCGAAAGCATTTGCGTCAGCCAGCGCTGGCGGTGTTGTTGGCTTCAAGTGGTATTCTGCCATGCCAAGGCAGTTGGAGAACGCATAGACGCCAATGTCGGTCACACCGTTCGGGACGGTGATACTTGCCAGGGAGTAGCAGTTGAAAAACG